CCAATTCTAATGGAGGTATACTTTTTAATTTTGTTTGGCAATCCGTTTCAGAGTATATTTCCATAGTGCAATCTTTTGGAATGGTTTGGGAAATCCTCTTAGGTAATTTTCTAAACCAGTTTGTTATCTTTTTGGTAACAAATGTATCACCTCTTCTTGGAGATTCATGATTAAACAAAATACCGTTACAGGCAAACATACCATATGCTTCTCTATAGTTTCTAACCAACCAATATCCATATATTTTCGCACATCCATATGGGGAACGCGGGTGGAAAGGTGAATTCTCAGTGTATCCGAATTCCGGCATATTGTAACCCATGCCACCGTACAACTCGGATGTTGACGCTTGGTATATTTTACAATTTGGGACTATTATTCTCGCTGACTCTAATATGTTCAATGTTCCTATACCGTCAACCTGCCCTGTATATTGGGGTAATTCAAAACTAACCTTAACATGACTTTGAGCGGCGAGATTGTATATCTCATCCGGTTTTATCTCCATTAATAAACGACTAACATTGGATGAATCGGTGACATCTCCATAGTGAATGAAAAGAGTTTTATTGTATATATCATGATTATTCATAAGTCCATCTATTCGGTCTGTATTAAAAACCGAAGACCGTCTTATCATCCCATGGACTTCATATCCTTTTTCCAATAAAAGTTCTATGAGATAGGAACCATCCTGTCCATTTGCACCTGTTACTAAAGCTTTTTTCATGTAACTCTCCATTAGGAGAATTATATCATATTTATGCTATCTTTTCAAAAGTTGTAGTTTAACAAATCCAGTTTTTCCAGTATATAGATTATCATTTACAAAATCATCCGGAATCTCATCAACATCAAGATATTCTAATAAATCATTCGTATCTTTACACGGCACATCTCTTGGCATTATAAAGCAAGTTTCACCCATCTGGAGAAGAGAATCCGTCTTCTTTCTTCCAGTGTCATCTGTCCAGTAGTTATCCAAAGACCATACCACATTCTTATACTTCTTCTTAACCTTAGACACAAAAATCTTACTCATATTGGCACCACAAGTTGACAACCCTTGCTTGCCAAACGCCAAAGCACTAAGAGTTCCCTCCGACATGAACACGCGATTATTTTCTTCAGCCCTCCACAACCCAAATATAGGTTTTGGTATGTTGTCTATGTTGGCAGTCGTATCCTTCAAGAATAGATATTTTTCCTGTTTAATTTCTGCTGCTTTAGATGGTATAAGCAATCTTCCTTGAATATGAAGTAATACCTGTTTCTTCTCGTCCCACATTGGTATACCAATATACCCTTTTAATTGACCATCAAAGAAGAAAAAGAAGTCCTTCCAATCATGTTCTCTTATTCTTCTAGATTCAAGGTATTCTATTGATTTTATTCTACACATTTCTTTTGATGCATGCTTTTGCTTCTTGGTTAAAGAAAAGGCATTATCATGTAGATAACAACGGAGTTTCATATCTATCTCATCACGAACATCCGCAACAACATTTTCTGTCTTTGTCTTCTTCATGAAGGACCCGTCTCTTATAGACTGTATCACAAATTCTTTTAGTTCCTCTATATATTCTGGATACTCGTCTTTCAAGAATATATGAAATCCATTAGAATAACCGCAGTTATGACAATATATATGGTAATGATCACCATATTCCTTCAAATACATTCTTTTCTTATAATCATTACAAAGTGGACATCTACCACGATGGAGAAATGAATTGGAAGTTTTTACTTCTTCACAGTCGGGTATTATTCTGTAAAATATTGCCTGAACTGCATAGTTGGGTGGTTTGTTCATATCACTTTTTCATTAACTTTTAATTTATATTATGGATTTCTATGCTGTTTGAATTTGTGTATTATCTTATATTGATTCTTATCTTTATGTGCCACAACGTCTATCTTCTCATCTAGAATCTTAGATACATCATTACTATCAACAACCTGGATAAGTCCCCACTTTTGAAGAAGATATGTTATCGTGCATCTACGTAACGAATCTACATTCGTAAAAGAAGATGGTTTTCCCTGAATAGAAAACATCTCCTTGAAATGACATATTGTATATTGTGGACCGTCTGAGGACTCAACTTTTCTACAATAACACGATGGGTATATTATTTTCTCTTTATGATTAACCACACCTATCCGTTCAAGCGTTTCGCATACCAAGGCATAATCTTTAACCAATTTAACCTTTATACCTATAGAGGACGGATCTAAAACAACCTGTTCATTGCTCATTTATTTCTCCTTATTATTTACGAAAACCACCAAATTCTTTAGTTATCTCATCACACCACTTTTTCCCATATATATCAAGGTACATTATAGACTCTCTACGATTACAATCATAATATTCCATTATTTTATCAATATCGGGATTTTCCATGATGGCAGACTTTATATATGGAAATCTTTCGGTTGTCTTTGGAATAAACTTAACCATCAATTTATAAAATTGTTTCTTACTTATAGACTTCTGACCACGAATATCATGAATTTTATTTAAATGGTTGCAATACGGTAGTAGATTTGGATTCATTGACAAAAATCTAATTATCATAAACGCGTTAAAATCTTTTTCAAATTCGACATCATTTAAAAGATTTCCAGATTTAGTTACCAGAATATCATCAATGATTTCCCACATCTTTGTTGGCTTTTTTTGTTTCTTGAGTCCTACTCTACTTGCCATCAAATCACTCCTTGTTGATATTGGATGATTCCATTATCTGCTTCATATGGTTAATGTCAACCCCAATATCATTCATATCAACCTGATTCAAATTGTGCTTAACTTGTTGTTCTTTCGGTAAACTCTTGAATCTTTCAACTTGTTCGTTAGCTTCTCTTTCCGCTCTTTCCATATTCTCATCTAGAGCGGATGGGTCATGGTTTCTATGCCTCGCCACAGCAGTTGACCTAACCTCGGCCATTCTACTCGCCAATTCAGGATCGTTATTTGGATCGCCCCTTGTAACCGTAGACTTCGGTGGAGATGCTTCTACTGGCGACGGGGGTTGCATCCCCGCAGCGGCGGCCATCATTTGCATCATAGCAAACATTGGATTTGGTTGACCATTTGGAAAAGTCGGTGACATAAATGCCATCATGGGGTTAATTTGTGACTGACCGAGTTTTTTCGCTTCTTCCGGTATCTCGTTAACCTTAGGAGTATCGTTTTGATTTTCAGGTGTTACTGGTATGGGGATTTCCCTTGGATCCATAGGAATAACTTCTTCTGGATTATTTGGATTTGTTTTTTGTGGGGGTGGAGTTGAACGCTGACCGGGGGATCTCTGTGACGCATTAAATGGTATATAACTCCAAAAGAAGTTCTTTTCATTCATAAGCGGTATTATTTTAGATATTGGCGTAACTGTTAGAGAATACTGTATCTGATTTAATATCGCCGGGGATCTGGCGAAAGACCTAAGAACAATTTCTCTAGCCTGGTCCGCAGTTGTAGCGAATACAAAGTAGAAATTTTTTAGACCACCCTGTAAACCTCTATCTTTAACTTCTGGACGGTTAGTAGTGTCCAAAACAACCAAATATCTTTCAGCCATCGGTATAACTCCTTGTTGATTATTATATAATGTTTTTACATTAAAATCTTTTTTTTCTTCTTTTTTTTCTATTTTTTCAAAATTGACAATATGATTATTTTTTATAGAAACATCTGAATACTTGACACCTATCAAGTCATCTAAACATACATTATTTTTCTTTAATTCATTTTCTTCTTTTTTATTGAAGATTTTTAACAATGAACCAAAAAAACCCATTACAACTCCTGCATAATTTTTAAAACAGTGGACATAAAATTAACTTCTAAGTCCGCAACATCTGCCTGTGACTTCATCCCATCGGCAGCATATATCATTATAAAAGGCGCTTTTTCTTCCGATATTTCCTCAGACCTGTCAAAAATAACTTTAAACAAAGTATCGTATGTATCGGTCCCACAAACTTCTGACCGTATACGCTTCCAATTCTTTTCTTTTATTAGATTAATGAGGAGGTCATGACTTGTTGAAGAAAGTTTTGATACATCTACTTTAAAAGTACCACCAACGGTGAACTTGGACAATCCGCCAATAATACTCCTTATATCCGGGTAATATTGGTTAATAATATACTTTATGTCCCGCACAAAGTTCACAGATGTTATGTTTTCTTTGTCTAAAATATATTTGCACCGTTTAGCAACATCGTTTTTAGAGATGTTTTTAAAGTCAAACTTTTGACACCTTGACTCAATAGCATCTGGAATTTTTCCAGCGTGATTACCAGTGAGGAAGAACCTTACAGTTTCCATATATTCTTCCATGACTCCACGGAGCGCCTGCATTGTATCATGGGTCATATTATCAACTTCGTCCAAAATAACAACTTTTATACCACTCTCGTCCCAAGTCATTGTAGAACAGAAATTGACAATATCGTTTCTAAGAGTATCAATACCACGCTTTTCCGAAGAGTTTATAACCATAACTTCCTGAGTTATAGCCCTTGCTATTATCTTGGCACATGTTGTCTTTCCAACACCTGGAGTACCAACGAAAAGAAGGTGAGGTGGATCTTTCTTTTCTATATATTCTTTGAACTTGACGAGCATATACTCGTCACCAATAACATCTTCCAAAATTTTTGGTCTATATTTTTCAACCAAAGGGGTCTTAGGCATAAACGATTTTCCTCATAGTTTGATTATATTATACGAATCCCAAATAAGTTTCCAAATGGGAATTTCGGTGGAACCATGACCAACATTAGGCAAAACATGTTTTACTTGTATAAGAGGATCGGTTCTTATTTCGTATTTTTCAATAGTTTTACCATTTGTATCAAGGTATGATAAGCGAAAAAAATGATACTCTGTAAACGCTTCTCTGACAACATCTTTCTCATCTAATAAGAATGATATTATAATTCTATTTTCTTCAAAATTGATACCTCTTATGAGGGAAGATATTATTTCAGTTTTATATTCACCAATTTCAACTAAAAATAAATCACTACGCAACCCCAAACCTAAATTACTAGTTTTGACGAAAGGACTGTTAGTGGTATAAGGTGTTCCAATATAATGTGTATTGGTGGTTGATATCCACGATTTATATTGTTGCACCGGAGATGGGAATGTATAATTAAGTGGGTTTGTCTTTTTCTTTTTATCCATCACATCACCGTATTAGAGGCGTCACGGAATGTAGTATGTCATAATACTCAGTATTATTTAAGAAAACTACTCCTTTTTCCAAAAGTGACACATTGAAAACACTATTCTTAGACATTACAATTGGTTGTAATTTATCCTTATCAACAACTATTCTAAATTCTTTTTCAACGGTTGTTGCAGGAACCGTTACTTTGAAATTGTTATATTTTTTAAATTCTTTATTCGTGACCGTAATTGATACTGTTTTAGTGCTGACATCACCGGTGAATATAATATGTTCCTGCTTGAGCATAGACATGGCGTTCATAAACTGCTTCATCTTAGCGTCCCAAACAAAAGTAGCATCTGGTTTAAATGATAATCCATTTATCTTGGATCCTGGTGCTTTTAGGGTATCTTTAGCGGAACACCCGTAATATAGAAACTTATTGGAATCGTTATCTATAGATGCCAACTCTTCAGTCAGTTTAAAAGTAAAACCCTCATCGAATATCTTTATTATTCCAGAAAACTCCGATAAATTATGAATACCAAACTGGAATTTTTCTGAAACGGTTTCAAAACCGCTAAACAAATTTTGCTTGTAGTTAACAATAACAAAATTTGATCCGTTTCCAGTCTGTGTTCCTATATTGAGAGTTCCATCCGAATTTATCTCCAGCAATATCCTATCAATACCGACACGCTGAATATCCAAGAGCGGGGTTAGAAGTGCCTCTACTTGCTTACTATTAAACTTCCCCTGTAGCATATTTTTCTCTCCTGATTAGTATTGTAATCCACAAAACAAAATATGCAATATAGAAGTATATTATTTTTTACTAAAAAAATTAATATAAGATTTAATTGATTCTTCCGAATCTGGAATAGTGACTACATTACATTTAGTATCATTAGCAAATTCGTCAAACCAATACTCCAGGTCGCTGTCTACTTTTATAATATTTGAGTAATCATTAAAGTGCTTTTTTACTAAATCTGGAATGTTATAAACGCTACCGGAAACAACATTATAAAAGTTTGGTAATGTGCCATTTCTTTTGAATAACTCTCCATTTTTCATATTTTCATATACCCATTTGGATAGTACGTCAACATCTGTTATTCCAATTTTTACCTGAGGGTCCTGATCAATAACCGTATTTGTTTTTACTTTTTCGTTTATCTTGTAAAGAATATTAACAGTATCATTGCGGTCAACTGAAAATAGATTGGAAACTCTTAAAACCGTGGTGTTTCTTTGCATCTTACCATTTGATTCAATGACATCGTTTAAAGAAGATTCATAAAATTGCTTTGTGCGCGTGTAGTCGCTTAATTTACCACGAACATTACCTTCCTTAATTTTCTGATACACATAGTCCGTGCTAAAGTGAATAAACTTAACATCCGACCGTGAGCACCTTTCACCCATTAGGAATGGAAAATCGGAGTTTACCCAAACCATATCTTTACTTTGTTTTTTGTCGGTATTTATGGTCTTTGTTCTGGTATCAGCGGCACAGTTTATAATAACAACCTCCCCCGCTTCGGTGAGTTTTGCCGATTCTTTTATACGATCTACAAATTTCTGAACGTATATACTATCATACGCTGGAAACTTTTCATATACAGGTATAACTTGATGATTTGCTATACCCATATTATCAAAGAGAACCTTAGTTATAGACTTTCCAAGTCTCCCACCCGCTCCAAGAACAACATACACAGTAGTATCTTTCAACTTTGGTTCGTGGCGCGTTTCGTCTGTCTTTTCCTTCTTATCCTTACCCATGAATAAGGAGGTTGGGAAGTTTCCAGTGAGTGACACCTTGTTGTCAAGATTTCTATACGAGTGTATTATTGGAGGCGATACCGTAACTCTCGTTATCTTGGTAGGATCGGTTCGGAATGTCTTTGTTTCTCCAGTTTCCGGATTGTGGAGCATGTATACCATATCAGATCGCCAGGAAATAAATTCGTCCCGTTGCGATGAATGTTGATGTGGCCCCCGTATGACATATGGCGCCGTTTCAGACCAGTATGACATGACAGAATCCTTCATTCGATCATCGTCATTTCTCCAAACCTCTACAAGACTACCTCTAGAATCTTTATATTCCTTAATTTCATCAATTATAACTTTCCCATCAAACCAATTATGAATTTCTTTATGTGAAACTGTTGTATTCATTTTTCCTCACTTATATCAAAAGAATATTTGTTTATTTTTAATGCAAAAATCTACGCAAGTTTTCATATACTCCTCTACACTAACACCATCAAAATATTTGTCTATATATTCTTCGGTTATTAGAGCGTAGGCAGTATCATGTCCCAATCTATCCTGAATATATTCCTTTTTCAATTCATAACCATATCCACTCATAACCCTTTCAAGCATACTAACTATTTCATTGTTTGTAAATACACCATTTTTATTTGCTATATGTATTACACTGTCATCTACAGTAATAACTCCACCTAAAACATCAAGTATTATCCCCGCTGTTATTTCTACTGGAGTCCACTGTCTAATATTTTTACCGTTACCATATACTTTAACAGTATCACCATTAAGAACTCTTAGTATACTCGCCATTAACATTTTTTCTTTATGCTGATATTTTCCAGGTTGTTGGTTGGCCATTCTTATAAATTTGACATTAAGACCGTATGTATGTTTTATAGACATTAGAAAGCAATCTTGAGCGGCCTTTGACGCCGAATATGGATTATTGGGTTTTAATGGCGTATCCACTGTAAACCAATATTTTTTATCATGCACATTTTCCAGCGGTATCTCCGAATAAACCTCATCAGTGCTTATATGATAATAAGTTTTTATACTTTTCCATTTATCTTTACCTATCCACGATAAAAGATTTGAAGGTATGGCGCAATTTTGTGTGTATATGAAGAAAGGATCTTTTATACTATTATCCACATGCGATTCGCTTGCGAAATCCAGAATGTCTATACTTTCATCATCGTAATGTTGATATTTTTTATGTTTAAATTCGTTAGAATTGATATCACATTCTAAAGATATTACCTTGGTAAACTTGTCTAATTTATTTAAAATTTGATAATAAAAAGACCTATTAAACTCTGTAGCATATCCCATTTTATCTATTGATATTATTCTATTATAATTCTTTGCTAGATTTTGTCTCTCCGAAAGTTTCTCCAGAGTGTTAATGCCGACAAAACCAGCGGATCCAGTTATTATCAATGTATTCATACTTTATTCTCCTATAAAAAATAATAACCAGCAGGTTATTTCCTACTGGTTATTATATCATCATTCTAACTTAGATTATTATCAGAACGGATCTTCCTCATCAAAGTTTATCTTGTCAATATCTATCTCGGGTTCGGACGATGCTGCTTTAGCGGATGACTTTGCTGGTGTTTTGGCGGGTGCCTTTGACTCTGCCTTTGGCGCTGGATTGGATGGTGGTACATCTTCTTCCTCATTCATAGGAACTGCTTCAGCATCATTTGCCCTGGAAACTTCGGTTTCACCCTCTGTATCCCTGGTAACGGTTTCTGGTGATGATTCACCATCTGGAGCATTACCACCTGCCGTCTTACGACCCTCAAGGATAGCCTTAAGTTCGTCATATGACTTTCTCTTCTGCCCAATAATCAACTTATTAAGATCTCTAATCTGGTCATGGATTGAATCCAACTCTTCCTCAACTTCAACAATTGGCGAAGGACTTCTTGCAAAATCAGATGAATCATAATTAGCATAACCACCAACCTGCTTAACGACTATATTGAAATCAAAACCGTTATGAGGATCCCAGAAAAACATCTTATGCATCGTTAGTGCTTCACTCAACTTGTCAAAAATCTTAGTACCAACTTCCCAAACAAGAACCTTTCCCTTTTGATTCTCTTCACCCTTACGAGGATCTTCCTTGACAAGAATATTCATGTGCCAACGCTTCTTCCTCCAGAAAGCACGACCAATATCTTCACTGGTCTTATCCTTTTTAGCGAACCAGAACTTAGAATGCTCGCATATTGGACACTTGGCCTTATCGCCCTCATAAGTATGGGGGCAAATCTGATAAGTATTCTTATCGGAACCCTTTGGTTTAAAAATGTGTACCGAATTTTGAATCCACGGTTCTGACGCACCATCGTCAACATGGATGTGAGGGAGGATGCGAATCTTGTAAATCGTCCTCGCTTCGCCTTTTATTTGTGTTGGGTTGAATCGCCAATCGAAAGATTTGGTATCTTCCTTTTTATTTGCTCCAGCGTTCTTGGATTCTTCTAGTTTTTTACGAAGTTCCTCAAACTGATCTTTGTTGAAAGATGCGAATTTTGCCATAAGTTTTTCTCCTTGCTTCTCTTTTTTTATTATCTTAGTTTTTTCTAGATTTTCAATCGTTTACTTGATTCTTATAGTTTTTTTCTAAGATGTCTTATGAAGGACGGAACACCCGTCTAACAGATATATTTATACTCCCGACGACCCAAAACCTTTAACGCCTCGGTTGGTATTAGTATCCAGTGTATCGGTTATCTCTAACTCTACATCTGGAACCTCTTTTATAACCATCTGCGCAATCTTTGATCCGGATTTTACGATAAAAGGTTCTGTGGATGTATTTAACATAATTACTTTTATATTTCCGCGATATTCACAATCAACGGTTCCAGGAGTATTCACAATAGTTATACCGTTTTTTGCAGCCAATCCACTTCTTGGACGTATTTGTGCTTCCCACCCATTTTCTAGATGGAGAACAATTCCAGTGTCAATTATTTTGCGCTCACCTGGAATTATTGTTTCTTCATCAACACTAAACAAATCAAACCCAGCGTCGGTTTTATTGTTTTTAACCGGTATCTTGGCATTAGGGTGGTTTAGAAATACTTTAAAAGTTTTCATATTATATATATTTCTCCTTCATCCTGTGGATGGCTTCTTCTTTGATTTTCATTCTATTAGAATCATCTAATTTATCAAACGCTTCCTTTTCCGACATATTCATAACCTGTCTAAGTTCCATTACAGCATCAAATATATTCATTTCAAACTTATCAACATAAAAATTAACCATTTTGTTATAAGCGGACTTTACTATATCATGGACTTTATTGGGTGATATTTTATATAATTCAGCGATTTCTTCATATGTTAATTGGTCTGGTTTTGCGACTCTCATTGTTTTCTCCCATTATTATCAGTCGCACTTCTGCTCTTATATTCGTTAATAGCATCAACTACGGCTTGGGTTTGTGCTTGGTTTTTATCTGGTTCCTCGTCCACAATTCTCATATGCTCATAATCAACCGACATGACGAAACTCTGACCATTTCGACTCCACCTGGACTTTGCAACATGCCAATACATCTTATTTTCACTGTCAGCGTTTTCGTCTCTACTAACCATTATCATTAAATCTGCACCGTGGGCAATTCCCATGGAATCTGAGGTTTTTTCAAGTCCAACATGTGTTGTATTATAACCTTCTCTATTGACTTGAACCGCTGAGAATATTGGTATATCATGAAGAACACCAACTGCTCTCAATTCCTCGGTAATGGTTTTCATTTTTCCATATGTATTATCAGAGAATGCTTTTCCATTTGGAATCATCAAACCTATATAATCCACACAGATAAACTTAGGTCTAAAATTCCTCTTCAACTGCAACTCTCTAAGTAAAGCGGATATTCCATTTGCATTTAAAAACCCTGGGGGACATTCTTTAATGATAAATCTACCGAATGGTTTTACAGATGGGTCTTCTTTACTGGCTTGCAGTCGCTCTTTTTTTCTGGTAACAATTCTCTGCATCAACTCATCAACATTCTCGGACAAGTCGCCCATACCAATATCGGATAGATTTGCATCTATTCTATTCGCTAAAATATTTTGATTTATTTCAAGGGTTATATAAAGACCATCTATTCCATATTCTATAAGTTTATATGCTATATGCCCCAAAATAAGCGTCTTTCCAACATTGGTGGCGGCGCCAAACATAATAAGGGACTTATTTCTCCACCCACCGCCTATAGCAGAATCCAACTTATCATGACCAGTCGGTATGACAAGTGCTGGGTTTCGCAACTCTTCCATTCTCTTTTCAACATCTTCAAAATAATCAAGTCCAAGATCCTCGTCAAAATGAATCTCGGACGCTTTGAGCACCATGTTAGCAGCGGTTTCAGGGTCGCCTTTATCAAGATGTTCTATACACTGTGTCAAAGCGTGGGATATTCTTTGAATTCGTATAAATGTCTTAGATTCGTCCTCTATCCACTGTGAGAAATCTTCTCTCATTTCAAGTTGACGACACTCGTGGATACAATCTATAGATTCTTCCAATTTTTCAGCATCATCCTTCACTAATTTTGGAAGAAGAGTTTTTATCAATTGTTCGGATGTTGGTATACGGTGATATAGGACGAAAAACTTCTTAACACATTGAATAACTCTTGCAACCGGAGGGGCGAAGAATTTGGATTCAAATTTATCAATATATTTTATAGAAAAATTTGAGTCGCTTAGTATAGCGTTTAGAATATAAAGTTGTGTCTTATCTGACATATGTTTCCCAATCTTTTGTATATTTTATACTCAGTTTCAGATTAGTCAACCATCCAGATTGTCGTCACTTTTCTCTTCCACATTCATATCCTTTAAAGCATCGTCACCGTAGGAAGAATACCGTAATTCATCGCTGACTTTTTTATCAAGTTCTGGTAAAATTGCATCCCAAACTTCCGAAGTATACAACTCTTTAGTCCAAACAGATTTACCAGAATGCTTAATATTCCAACGGTTTCCAGATTTCTCTATGAATCCATGCTTTACAGCATCTTCCAATAGTCCATGATATGGGAGCAATCCCTCTCTAAAATTTATAAACGCCTCGGCAGTCATTCCCTCTGGAACAAAACGATTTTTCATCGTTGTGAATACCATTCTATTTCCAACTTTTATCTTTTCCGTGCTATTATCAACTACATTTTTTTGCTCGTCCTTCACCGCATATTTCTTTATACCAACCATATAAGAAACCATATAGATAAACCCATTACCACCCTTCGGTATCTCTACGGGTGGGACATTTGGATTTGCCCCTGGTTTTTCGTAACTATGATTAGTTATCAACATGGCGGCATTATTATTGGCAATTATCTTTTGAAGTATTCTTGATGCTGCTGAATATTGCTTAGCCCTCAGTCCCATATCTTGAGCGGTGCCACCTTCTTCAGTATCGGTAATTTCTTTTTCGGTAAGAAGATTTGCAAGGGAATCTGTGACAACTAGCCACTTTTGATCTGGGTTTTCAGCATGAAGTGCTGGAAGCATGTTGGATATGTCTGTCTTCCATTCGTTGATAGTTGTTACCGATGGATATGCTACCTGCGAGGCGTCAATTCCAGAGCGTTCCAAATCATCCTTTGAATATGCATTTTCGGTATCATATATAATGACACCGTATCCTTCTTTTTGCGCCTCTCTAATTACATTTTTACAAACATAAGTCTTACCAACACCTGGAAGTCCAACAAGTCCAGTCATTCTTCCATGAGCGATACCCTTATAGTATGAACCGGAAAGTATTCTGTTTAATGAGTAACAACCAGTTGATATAAAAGAATCAACATTCGGTAACTGTGCTTCATCAAACATTTCTAATTTTGAATTCTTGGTATTGGATGCGTATGTCTTAAACAAAGACCTAATATCAACTTTTGCCGCTTCTTTTTTAGACTTTGCCATGTTTTCTCCTTTTTCTATAATAGAATTTTAATGTTTTAATAAAATAATACAATGGTTTAATTCGTTATATAAATATTGTTTGGGCATGGCAGTATTGTGATGTCTTTAGCATGTTTTTGCGAAGGGGCTTGAGAGAGTGCTTTTAAGTTGGGACGAAATAGAACGCCCTGGCTCATACGCTATATACTATCTGCCATGCCCGTTTTTTACCACTTAAAAATACCAGTCATATCATGACAATCCAGGTCTGGAAGGCTCCAATTAAGTATTTTAAAAAAATCTTCAATGGGACTTATTGCAGCCCTATGGAATTGTTCTCGACGGTTAATATTATCTTCAATACCCAATTCCGAAACCCACTTATCTTTCCATCCAAAAATATCATTTTTCCACTCGTTAGACTTCTTAGTATAAACATACTTCATCTTATCGCCGTTGTATATCATGTCGTACTTACGCTTCAAATTGGGATTATCACTGAGCATCTGATTATAAAGAATTGCTGCTCGAATGTGCATAGGAGTGCTCTTAAACTTTCCCTCTTCTTTTAACTTTTGAACGTACTTTTTGACATCCTTTGCTGACGACGGAAATGCAATATCTTCCGGTTTTGCCGTGAGGAACAAATCATACATTTTGCTCAATTCACCTACTGTAAAATCTCTATCAAGTTTAACCAGAATATCCCTGATGATAGTTTTTAGTTCTTTGCGAACTATGGGTGGCGTTGAAGATCTTACAACGTCTATACCAACTAATTTTAGCTTCTTTTTGTCTTCTAATTCGACCCCTTCCGAGTTGAGCACCCACATTGCATAATGTTTTTTAGCTTCGAGAAAGATTGCCCTAGAAGCAACGGATTCACGTTTGAAGTGAATTAGATTCTCAGGCACATTCATATGCCCAATTGTTAATGATTTCATCGCTTTATTGATTATTGATGATACGAAATTTTGAATTGAATCCGCCTTGTCTTCAAGTTTCTCACGCTCGTCTTTAGAGAGTTTATCATAAAATTCAGCGTTAGTCTTATCTTCACCGAATATAATGTAATTCTTCACGGATTCGGGATCCTTACCCTCGTATTCATATCCAAATGACTTGAGTATGCGCCCGAATGATATGTAAAGGGAATCTGTGTCCCCATATATAACGGTGTTGTCAATTGGTTTGTTAGTTTCACCAAGACGATACTTCTTGTTGTTTATCCACACATCAGACTTGAAATAATTATCAATAGCCGAGATACAAGTTGTAGTTATTGCCCTTCCGGTCATGGTAACTGCTACAGCATTATCCCAATCGAAGAATCGTGAATGAGGAGTTCCAAGGTATCCGTACACACTATTAATTAGTATTTTAAAATTGTGTTGAAGACCATCATATTCAGATGCCTTATCTTCATCGTGAGCATCCTTGGCCTTCAACATCTTCTTTTTGTATTCTTTGCGCTTATTGAACCATTCCTTCACGAATCTTCCAATAACACCCTGCGTGTCGGTTCTGTATATAGCCCCATTTGCCGCAAGACACCACTTCTTATCCTTGATAATATTTCCCAATTCGGTAATAGTCATACGATTCTTAAGAATGCTAACTTCATCTTCACACTCAATGCCCCTTGACATATACTTCATAAGCGACTTGACATGCTTACTGTCAATGACACATACCTTTGTTTCAGGACTTATGTTCCAACCCATCATAATAGAGGGATAAAGCGACGTAGCATCAAATGATACCGACCACTCATGGAGTGCCGCCTCAGGATGCTTAACAAAACCACCAGGATACTTTTCTTTCTTAATCTTCATTTCCTCGACCAATTTACGATTGACATCTGGAAGAACGACCTTTTCCTCGGCAAGTTTAGAGAGGAATGCTCCATCTAGAACTTTTGTCGTCTTTAGATAATGCTCGAAAGGAACTCTGCATCCGTAGCAAAATGTTACAAGAAGGTTTAAAAATCTCTTCTTAGCGTCTAACTTTTTCAAGAGACGAACGTCCTGTACGTTATATTCAACATACTGTTGCCACTGTTTGTAAAGGTCAGCCAACGACCCATTGAACTCATTTTTAGATTCTCCAAGTTCCAATTGTGATATATGACCAAGTTTCCACGATTCTTGCTCGGAAAATGTATAATTCTGAAATACTTCCATGTAATCTAGAAGATTTATACCAGCAATCTCGTACTTTATCTCAAAATTAAACTCATCAATTGGAACGCGGCGGTTACGAATAACCCCTATTGGGGATATGTCCGATGCACCATCTTCGACGATAAAACCCCTCTCATCTTCTTTGTAACCGAATAATTTTCTCGCACGGTTTATAATATATGGAATATCGTATCCATTGCTATTCCACCCCGAGATGATATCTGGATGTTCTTCCTTAACCCAAAGCATATACTCTTTAAGCATATCACTTTCAGATTTAAATATATTTTTTTCACATTTCTCACCATTTGTAATTATAAAAGATTCATCAAAATCCTTCTCGGCAAATATAAAGAACTTTTCATGTTTTGTTGACCATGTTGTAATAATAGTAATTGGCGAATTGGCATCTTCTGGACGAGGAAACCCAACTTCAGAATGAACCTCAATATCAAGAAAATGAATGTCAAACTTAGGAACTTTTAGATTCATTCCGAGGTAATTTGAGATGATGAACTTAGTCTCAATAGCAACATCGGATTCAAATGTCTGAGTTCCCCATTCATGATATCTTTCAATGGCATCTTTATACTTTCGCCACGAAGTATACTCAACCCTTTTTACAGCATCACCGTAAATAGTTTTATACTCCGCATTCTGTGAAGAGGATTCTTTTACATAGAAAAACAAAGGTGCTGGGTTGGTTGACATAACCTTTTTGGTTCCGTCATACTCCCAGCAGTATACCTCAGAGTGTCTTGGTGAAAAATATATAGAACTATACATGTTACCTCTGGTATTCATCATACCAAAGGTAACTAATTTTTCAATATTACGAATTACGGTTTATGAGTAAATTTTTCTATACAATCCTATATTATTCTCATCTTCTAACCATCTCTTATTCAATTCCACCTGTCCAGCATTTTTAAGTTTTTCTCTTTCGTCTTGATTCTTATACAACTCCATTATACAACTATACCAATCGTCTGGATTATTCGGAATCGTTTTAAGTCCATTTATTAAATCATATGGACCTTTCTTATCACCTATTGTGGATGCAATGGTTGGCAATCCAAGAGCAGAATATTCCAGTATCTTTAGGTCCGATTTTGCTAAATTAAACTGATTATCATAAATTGGTGCCAGGGCAATGTCGGCGTTTATACTGTCTAATTTCTGCGCATAGTCATAAACATTGGCCCAGTCATGGAATTCGACCATGCCCTGTAATTCTGGTGGTTGAACACCAAAAAACACCCACTGAATATCATTCAATGTCTTTTTTATCAATGGTATTAAAAATTCCAGATCGCCGCCTTTACCAAGATGTGATGCAGATCCCGCCCACAAAACCCTTGGGCGACCCCTGGTATCCTTGTTTGCTTTATCTCTTTTACCACACTGACCCCATAGATATTTTGGTAAATAATTTGGAATAACTACAGAGTTATCTATTTGATAATTGCTGGCATAAAAATCTTTTAAATACTTAGTGGAGAATGTTACCACATCCATCATTTTAAAAATCTCTATGAGATTATTTCTACGGATAGGTGAGTAAAACTGATAAGCTAAAATATTATTCGGCGCTATACCATGAACTAGATCATCCAACTCATATGCCAATTTACATTTTGATCCACATTTGTTTATTTGAAACTTATACTGCATCATCAATTTCTTCTGCGTTTCAGTAACCTGTCTTTGAAATCTTATATACGCTGCCCTTCTAACATAATTAAGATCAAAGTTATAAGCGTATAACTCAGATAAATGATATTCCGAATACTTAACAGAAAGGTAACGGAATGGTAAAAAAGTCCTATAAAACCCACATCCATTTTTATCAGATGGGTACAATATTATAGATTTGGGTTCCGGTTTAGACATCTTAAAATTCCCCCATGAGGTAATGTATTTTACTGATACAATAATTATAGTGGATAAAAATATTTTCTTAAGGAATAAATATGGAAAAGAAAAAAAGAACTATTAGAAAAAGAACACAAATTGCAGATCAATCTAGATATTATATTGATAAAGACGAATATACAAACGAACTTATAAATTATAAAAAAACTGGCAGAGCTACCGAGAGACTTGGTGAACTTTTTACCATTCATGTTGATAAGTATGCCACCTCTCTTTCTTTCAAGAACTATACTTATTTGGATGAAATGAAGTCCCAGGCAAAACTATTCCTACTTAAATACGCCACTTCTTTTGACCCAAGTTACGCCGCTAAGAACGGTAAGAAGATGAATGCATTTGCATACTGCACAAGTATAATATATAATGCTTTCTTACAAGTCATTCAAAGAGAAAAGAAACACTCCACATTGAAGGACAATCTGATAAAAAATGCAGAAAAGATAAACCACGAAATTGAAAGATTTAGCATACTAAATCAAATAACTATCGACGATTGATATTATTGAATTTGTTGATAGAATGATACCATGAGTCATAAGATAGCATTAATATCAGATATACACTTTGGATGTCGTGGTAATAGTGAGAAGTATTTAACCCTCATGAGTGATTTTTTCAGAACGACACTCATGAATACTATAGACGACCATAAAATTTCAGATGTTAGAATATTGGGTGATCTATTTGATAATAGAAATACCTTAAATGTAAGAACTATAAACACGGTTCTGGATATATTTAACTTTTACAACATAAACCGTCCAGATGTAAAATTTAATATCCTTATAGGAAATCATGATCAATACTATCACAATAGATCCGATATAAATTCAATAAACATATTGAAAAATATACCTAATATTAATATCGTTGATAAGATATGTATAGAAAAGATAAATGGTAAAAAGATAGTCATGGTTCCATGGCTCATACATGAAACCGAAACTTACCAAAAGTTTACACACATGACGGATGGTGACGAAAAGTTTGATTTGCTCCTTGGTCATTTCGAGATTAGAGGTTTTGAAGTTACACCTGGGATAATAGACACAACGGGTCTTGAAACAAATATATTCAGAAACTTTAAAAAAGTATTCTCAGGACACTATCATCTCAGGGACACTCGTGGTAACTTGACTTATTTAGGATGCCCATATCAACTTTCATGGGGTGACTATGGAAATGATAAAGGCATTCATATTTACGACATAGACACCGAAGAAACCATTTTTATAAAAAATGAAGATAGTCCTTCTCATTATAAGATAATAATGTCAGAATTGGCAAATGGTGATAGAGAATGTCTAAAGAAGGTAAAAAATAATATAATAAGATTGGTTATTGATAAAAAATATAAAGACCAAGTTATTCTTAAAGTAGTATCCGCAATAGAAGCATTAGAACCATTTAAACTTGATATAGATAATCAATATATAGAAGAGGAAGTTGACACTGAATCTGTAAAAAATATTGATATTTCCAGATTAAACGATCCACTATCGTTTCTCATAGAATATATAAAAATTATAGAACTACCAACCGATTCGCAGATAAAGTTTGATAAAAAAGAATTATCAAATAGGGTTATAGAAATATATCAAAAAATGCTTAAAGAAAAAGATTGATATCTCAAAAAATATTTTCTAAACATATGTAAAAATATATCATTTTGATTAATTCAATCACAGTGGTAAAATTGTATTAGAAATGGGGAATTATGAAAATAGTATTTAAAAGAGTCCGTGTGAAGAATTTTCTTTCTTTTGGGAATAATGAAACTATTTTTGACTATAAAACAGGAATAAATGTAGTAACATCTATTATAGACGGAACTACAAAGAAGAACGGTGGCGGTAAATCGGCGCTACTGGTAGATTCCATATCATTTGCTTTATATGGAAGACCGTTACGTGGCGATGCACATATTAATAAAGAAGATTTGATAAACGATGTTAACCAGAGAGATTGTTCCGTTTCTGTAGATTTTAATATTGACAAGGAAGAATATACTGTAACAAGAACTATAAAACCGAATGGTCTAACCATTATACACAATGGTCAGGAAGTCAAATTTGACTCCATGAAGAATACGCAAGAGTGGTTAATTAATAAAATTGGAATAAGCCACACATGCTTCTCTAATATACTAGTTCTAAATGTGAATTCATCACAACCATTCTTGGGAATGGATGCGTCTTTGAAGAGAGAAGTTATAGAAGACGTTCTCTCACTAAATATCTACGGAAGAATGTCAGATCACGCCAAAACCATTCATCTATCTTCTAAAGGCGATAAATCCATTTTAGAAACGGAATGGAAGAGCGCCTTAAAACAATTGGATTTAGCAAATGAGAGTATGAAATCAATACAATCCAAGCGGGATAGTTTTGAAGAAGATAAAAAAATTAACTGTGATAATATTAGAAAGGAAATTGAAACTTTACAAGATAAGATAAATTCTGTAAAAATAGATGACACTGATTATTCGTCAACAATTTCATCATTGAAAGAATCTATTAACAATATAGACTCCAAAATACTAGTTCTTATAAAGAAGGAAACAGAGTGTAAGAAAGAGTTGAGAGATGCGACCGACGTTCTTAAGAAACTTGAACATGAGATACACTGTCCAACTTGCAAGACGGTTTTATCGGATAGTCCAATTGCTCAAAAATTTCTACAAGAATGTAGAGATAAAATAAAATCATCCGAAGAAATGTTAAAAGATATAGTATCCAAGAAAGAAGTCGGTAAAAAGGCGAAAGATACTAAAAATTCACAAATACTTGAAATTGAAGATAAAATTAGTAAATCCGAACAAATAAAAAACCAAGTAAAGTTATATGAAAGTCAACTGAACTCGAAAAGAAAAGAGTTAGAGAGGGAGATGTCCAGGACTTTGGATTTAGACTCTATTATTTCGGAAGAGAAACATAAAGAATATAAAGATGCTGTTGTAAATTCCGAAATGAAGATGAATGAATCAATAGAAACATTTGAATATACAAAATTAATTAGAAACATGCTTGGTGAAGATGGTGTGAGAAAATTCGTTCTCTCTAAAATAATACCATTCTTTAATACAAAAATTAACCATTACCTTAAGATAATGGGTAGTGATTATTCTCTAATATTCGATAATAATTTAGTAGAAAAGGTTATAACTAGAAATAGGGAGACTAGAAACTATAATAACTTCTCATCAGGTGAAAAGAAGCGTATAGACCTATCTATACTATTAGCGTTAATGGATATTGCAAAGGCTCAGAATTCAGTAGATACAAACATTCTCGTCTTGGATGAAGTTTTGGATACTTCTATGGATAACGAGGGTGTAGAAAACTTCCTATTCTTTTTAAAGAATGGTTTCCGTCAAATGTATCAAGATAAGTGTATATACATTATCACCCATCGGTCTGATATTTCCGCTGATAATTTTGATAGATTGGTTAAACTTAAGAAGGTTAAAAACTTCAGTATTATTGATAGTATAGTTGAGATGCAACCTTAAAGTATTGTTAACTTTTCTATTGGTGTATCTTCTATGGTTTTCCAATCGTATTCAGATTCCTGATTAATATAAGAAGTGTCCACAACCGCACTGAAAACAACTCTATCGCTACCGAAGTAACCAGAGGCATATTCTCTGTTTGGTGAAATGTATAGATTTTTCGGGAGCATATTACTTGTTACTATAGTATTAACAACTTTCTGATTATGTGAACCGTATATTCTTATCTTCTTCCCACCGAATATTCTATTAACCTTTTTAATAGTTTCTTCGGTCGCTTCATCGTTTCCCTCGAACATTTCAATGTTACCATCTTCATGGTACAATAAACCTATAGTCATTTTGTCATCTTTACTACCTGAAACATACACCGGTATTGGGAACACTAGTTCAAAACTTTCATCTGAAATATTTTCAAGTAATCTATTTCTCAATTCTGTTACATTAACAAATAAACCGTACTTATTAATGAAGTAATCAATTATAGTTTGTCCTTTTGCGCTTAATTTATCTAGAAAACTCTGAACATATTCAATATCTTTATCCATATAGTAATATAAGGCGCCAACTGTTGAATATAAATTATCATCAGTTCCAAACCTATTACTTTTTAAATTAAAGTAAATACTTTCTATATATTCTGGAGTAATAGAAAAATTAATTTCCTTACTTTCTATAAGGTTCCATAAAATATTTAATCTGTTGTTTTTCATCGCGCGTAGTAACTTTAAGTAACTTTAAGTTATAGGTATTTATATTTATATAGTACCTTATAAGTATGGTACTGATCAAGTTGTTCAAATAATATTATTTTTATGGTACTAATTACTAATAATTTATAGGTACTGTACCTCTAACTAACCTCTTACTGTTGAAAAATTAAGTATGGACGTAGTTTCATTATACATATTTTCATATGTTTTCCGAAATTATGTATCCGCACTTTCTAGAAAAGTCCCATTTTACGAGTGGGTGGATATTTGTTTTCCCGCCATACCTTTTGTTTTCTCTTCTTCTTTCTTTCGTCCGAAGAATATTATGATGATGTCTTGGTATGTTACCTTCCATCATAATATTACTGATGTCCTTTTTGAATGGTGAGGACTAACTTAGGAAACCATTAAAATCATTATACAAGTTATTTTATTTCTTCAACCCATCTTGATAGATTCTGGTAAATTTTTATTTCCATTGTCATGATTTATTAATATGAATATACCAAAAATAATTGTCTTTTCATTATACATAAAAGTAGCGGTGGTAGATCTAAAATAATGGAATTTGCTAGACCATTTAAACCATATTTTTCTGGCATCTTCTATAAACTTCTCAGCGTGTCCTCCGCTAAGATTCGATCTTCCATCTGACAAATGAATACACTCGGCGTCTATGGCAAAATTCCTATATCCTTTGGATAATGCATCTAAACAAATATCCGTTCCGTACCAATGAAAATGATCCAATAATTTTTCATCAAATTTAAATGGTGCGTTTTTAGGAACTATGAGGCAGAGTTCATCTACAGTCTGAACTTCTTTACGATTGCCTATCAATCCTCTATATGCTTGTGCATAAGTTCTACCATCCGCTAGTTTATCAGACAAATATAGAATACACCCGTCACTATCGGGGGTGTTAGGTCTTCCGGTCTTAAAACATCCAGCCATTCCAAGAACACCCCATGGTATTTTTTTAGACTCAAAATATTTAACATGCTTTAAAATACCTTGTATCCATATATCATTAACACGTAGGTCTTGATGACACATAATGACAACATCACTATCGGATAACTCTCTACCGAGATTTAACGCTTCAGTGCAGCTCGAAAATTCCATATTATAGTTACATATACAAACTATTTCATATGTGAATTTTGTTCTTTGTTTACTTATATCTTCTATGAAATCGTTATACTGATTTATATTATGTGTTAATGTTACTATTGATACATCTACTTTTTTAGTTTTAAGGTATTTTTCTAAAAGTATGGTTTTAACGTGATTTGATGATAACTCATATATGTCCACATACTTTGGAGTGGAAAATTTACTAATAGATAATAACTTAACAAAAGTTGATACATAATCATCAACATATACTAAAGATGCTTTATGTCTAATAATGAATCTATCGGTGAGGTTATCTATGTCACTTTCTTTTATGGTCTTTAATTCCACTGGTTCCGATTCACTAACCCATATATACTCTATGTTTTTTATAAAACTCTTATTTGAGTTTATCGTTACAAAACGATGCACTTCATCATGACTACCATCAAGTAGAATAACAACATGAATTCCATTTTTAGGATAGTTTGATATATGGTTCCTGATGTTTGTAACAATTTGCAAACCGTCTGTATTCAGTGGTAATGCAGATTCATCTTCAAACATCTCGGCATATTTTACATTTTCTAAAGAATGATGTATTCCATCTGAAGGTTTCATAAATTTCCTCATTGGGGAAGATGGGTTATGTTTTACCACTTTTGGTAGAATTTTATTAAATTCTTCATATTGTGATTCTTCAACTTCCACCAACCCTCTATATATTTTAAAATGGTCTGGACCATCAACTATTGCCCCGGGTGGAATGTTTATCTTCCTTCCCATATGCAATAAACTTAAATTTCTAACCGAAGTGTTTTTAAATTTAGGCATTCTTAACTACCACATCTTTTTCTGTGTAATCGAAATTGTTGTCTTTATAATATTTCTTACGCTTTTTAGAATGGGATTCTGAGAAGCGAAGATTTTCACATATATCATACAGGTGAAGTTTATCCTTGGTATTATGGAGTCGAAGTCCACGCCCGACCGATTGGAGTGTTTGTATCTTACTCTTTCCAGCAGATGCGAAAATAACGGTATGCAGGCGATTTATTGATACCCCCGTTGAATAAACACCAACGGTCGCAACTATCACATTTCCACCGCTTTTTTCCATTCCATGTCTAGCGGAGTTGCGTTCATCCATCTTAGTCTCACCTGTTACAATTGTAACATTCAATCCCATTTTTTTAAGCATATCGCTAATATTTTCTGTGTGATCTATCTTTTTAACCAATATTAGGACATTCTTATCATTTTTTGTATATTCTTGTGCTATCTTACATATAACCTTATTACGATAAGGGTCAGATTCTATGTAATCTTTCTCCTGTTGATAATCGCTTATAGCATTTTGCTCGACAATTTCTTTAGGATATATCATGTTAATAATACGAACTGATATATCCGCTATTTGTTTAGCATCTTGAAGCTCCGTGTATCCAACCTTGTCAATTACCGGACCTAATATACCTTCTACAAGCATATAGTCTGCCTTGCTTTCGGGCATAGTCCCCGTTGCCCCGATTCGGATAGTGGCATTAGTCATTTTTTCAGCAACAGAGCGAACAACATCTGCTTTTAAACCGTGACAGTTTGATACGCAAATACCACCTGCAAAATAGTTATGATTATCTTCTATATGAAGATTATAGACATCATCAAAATAATCAATTTTTTCTATTTTAGTTATTTTCATAGTGATTTTAATGCTTTTATTATTTTACTGTTATTTGTCATTTTTATTATATCATTTTTACGATTACTAAAAAAATCTTCCGATATTACTTCAAAAGTATATCCATTTTCAATACACCATTTTTCAGCAGCTTTAAATTTAATCTCGTTTATATTTTTATTTTTTAATTTAGAAGGTTTAATTTCAAATAAAATTTTATTGTTATTGTCAACAAAATCAACTATATAAACATGATGCTTACCATCTTCGCTAAGATATGGTATTCTTACTGTTTCATAATCGTGTTTTGTTAGTAACCAAAACATACATTCCCAGGTGCTTCTAAACATATACGATGTCCCATCTATCTTTATTTTTACTCTTGAATTCGCCCAACTGTTAGTTATAGGTGGGGTAAAAGAACCATTTTTTATAGATTCTTTCATTTTTATACTTTGTTTCATCTTCGCATTATTTTTTGTTTCTTCTGACATTTTATGACATGAATTTAAATCTCCTCTCATACGGTCAGACGATAATTTACTTATGCATATCGGTGATATACATGTCTTTGTGTATCCTCTTAATATACTAATAAACTTTGTAGGTTTATTACAACAACGACAAAAATTATTATTTAGATGTATTTGATCATAAATTTTTTTCTGTATGGTTTTTTTATCGTCAGTTTCGTATATATTATCAAAAGTTTTCAATATATCTCTTTTCTCTAAAAAAGAGTATGGGTTTTGAACGAATCCTAAAAGGTTTCTAGGATTATCTATTATGTAGTTATACACTAATTGTTTGTCATTCTTTATATCTTCTATTAAAGTTATTTTCTGCTTAGATAATTCTCGTTTTACATCGTCAATTTTATATGCTTTAATTTCCATGTTGCGAAGTTTCACATAAACAAAAGGTATATCAAAACTCTTAGCATAAACCAAAAAAAACTTATAGTCTATTTTCAGAATCTTAGATAATTCTTTTAATGTATAAAACGTATAATTCTCCTATATGTTTATTTATATTTGCTCTAAAACTATGTCTCTCTGATTTCATCATCTGTTGTTAATTCATCAACTCTAACCCATCCCCTATTAGTAGTCATAACTTTATGATTTCCTGTTATTCTTATTTTTTTACCATTTTCCATACTTAGGCAATACATCTGATTTCCCTTAGATATGTTATGGTGAACCTTAACAACTGGTTTATTTTCTATTTGTTTAGTTTTTTCATTTACGGTTTTAACCATATCGCCTATATTAATATCTTTTATGGGTTTGTATGAACCGTCGGATAAAGTTATCAGTGTCTCCGGATGCAAACACTCATCAACTATAAGCACCGTGAAATCTTTCAGGAACTCTTTTTGTTTATAGATAGACTGCCAAGTAGAAACTATAAATGGTTCATCAGTATCTTTTTGGTATCCACAATATTTACCTATCAAGTCCTCCGGTATGCCAAACGAAGTCATATTCTCAACAAACTGCTCAACCAAGTCTAATTTTGGAACAAGAATGAGTATTTTATTGTTTTTATTCTTTTGATACAAATAATTAATAGTTAATGTTATTGTTAGAGATTTTCCAGATGATGTAACATGCTCACATATACCTCTTTCAAAGTATAGGGACTTTAACGCTCCCCTATACTGATGTGTATATGGAACAACACCGGAGTCCAAAGTCTCTTCCGTTATCTTGAAGAAGTCCTCTTTAAGCGCGGCAGTATCTTTATTGGTTAAAGAATTAAACTTAGGATCAATAACCAATTCATATAAATCATCATTTCTCACATATTTAAGGAGACGATGGTAAATTCCAGTATAAAAAGTACCATTATAATTTAAAAATCTTATCTTACCATCCCACCTTCCAGACTTATACGCTGGCATGAAAAAGTAATTTTCCACCGGTACTGCGAATCTTTTAACAGCAGCATCCATTAATTTTGGATCATCACATATCATCTGACCGTATATGTTATCTATCCAAACAAAAGTTATTTTTGGTTTATCTTGATTTTCCACACATATAATTATATCAGTTTATTCTTGTAAATTCTGATTTTCTTATATCTGAAATTGTTTTTAGGTCAAATCTTTTAGATTTTAGCATATCTAAAACCGATTGTATATATTCCACAAACTCCAATTGATTCTGGACATGTGCTTTTGCCTTTGCAATTTTGGAATCTCTTATAATAAACCCATCAATCTCATTCGTTGTTCTATACATAAGTGGATTTTGTTTGGCAACATCTATCATTTCGGCGTAAAGTCTCTCATACTTTGCCTTCATTTTGTTATAAGTATGTTTTTCTCTTGCATATATATCATTTATACGCATGTATGCTGAGTGACACTTTATAAGTTGTATATCAAGACCATCTTCATCATTATATGCTAAAGATGGTATATTTTCACTTCTAAACTTTTCAAATTTTTCCGAGAATAATTTATCAACATCGTCTATTACTTCATTTATACTTTTATCAACTGGTAATGATTCTGACATTTTATCCCCTTATACGTTTGACTATTTAGATGGAATGTGTTATACTTTTATAAATAGTTTAGCAGGAAGGTGAATTTATTCAATGCCAAATGATATAGACGACCATATTATTAAAATAGAAAAAGAAAAGATGAATCCTCTTACGGATGCGTCTATATCCGAGATATTTTCAATATTACGATATCAGGATAGTGACATGTCTGTTTTGTTGGATATTATACTAAGACTTATAATGGATATAGACGACCAAAACAAAAAAACCCTAATAATGACAAAAATATTGAAATTTTATGGCATAAACAATAATGATATTTTAACTTCCAGACAAAGATTTGTTATAGAAGATGGTAATCTTGTAAAAATTCCATTTTTAAAGAATAAACAAAAGGAAATGTTACAGGTAATTATAGATCAATTGGATATAAAGGTTTTATAATATGTCAAAAAATTCTTTTAAATCTTTTTTCCTTGAGCGGGTTATTAGTGAAACCGCCGAACCTCCGTTGAATAGTCCGGTGGTTAGCGATGAAACCGTTGTTGTTGATAAATGGGACGTTATACTATTTTCAGGGGAATATAATCCAATAACCAAAGATGAATATTCAAGAATATGTCAATTTATTGACAAATTCGTTGGGCGGGAGAAACACCAATTCGGTGATAATATCGACATTGGATTGGTTACTGATTATGATGACGGTTATGAAAATGACATATCCAACAAAATGACATATGACCTGACTATAGAAGAGCGGAACTTCATATCTACTAAATTCTTTGGTCTTAAGTTATTTCCGGTAAATTTTGAGAAAATGTTGCATTTGATTCGTGACACTGAAACAAAATCTTCCAATCCAGAATTTATGAGTGAAGTTAATGATATGATAGTTAACTTCAAAGAGAATTTTCATGGTTCCAATATACTAATAGTTTTGCGTAGGGAAGATGCCAAAGATATAGATAAATTAGAAGTCATATCAAAGGTTGCCAGAGGTGGACTTAATATTGGGTTTATCATATGGGACCATGATATGGAATCGGAATCAAAATTATTCGGTAGGAGTATACCTATAAACGGTAGCATAATTAAGGCAATAACTCTTCTTGATGTTGAGCGTCCAAATCCAGAAGAGATAAAAGCGTTTGCTCATAAGTATAAAGTCCAACAGTGGATAAATGAGATAAAAAAGATACATTTTAAGGTTAATAATGACAGATATATTATTGCTTTTAGATGTGTTTTTCCAGAATTAAATATCTCTCAAGGTGCCGATGATTCTGAAGTTGAATCCAATGCGAGGGTCGCTATGGAAATGTTAAAAACTATGTATTTGAAGAATTTTATAGATACTAAATAATCTTATTATAAATAAATATAAAGTTTTAGGAGAATAGATATGTCAAAATGCCCATTTTGTGGAACACATCAGGTTAGCAAGACCTTTAATTTTAATGAGTATACTTGCAACCTTTGCGAGTGTGACTATAAACATGTATCAGATGGAATAAAGATATTCCAGGAAGGTTCATGGGCAAAATTTTGCAACAGTATAACAGAGTCAGTCTCCGCTAAGAGCGGCGCAACTGTTGTTGATTTGGTATCAAAGGTGATGCGTGGATATTCTAAGCGTGGACCTGATGAGATTGATCTAGTCATAGAGTCCCTTACCTCCATAGCATCCACATTAAACTCCGAAATGAAGGTTGGTTTACGTGGAAAGCAGGATTTCTTAACTATAGTTGAGCAAATTAATACCGCCGTAACCGCTGCACACGCTCTACATCGTCGCCAGGAAGACCTGGGTATTAAAATACGCATGAATGAAGGGATTCTTGACTGGTTTAAAGGCGAAGACGATGTTGTTGAAGAACCAGAATCTACATTGGGTGGTCCGAGTGGTCCATATGAAGACAATGAAGAGAAAATGAGAGCAAATATAAATGCCGCAAAATCTAATCAAGTTGATTCGATTGAAGAAGGTTCGATGTCTGACCTTGATATAATAGCACAGGAAGCAGTCGATAGTCTTGGTGATTCGGCTGGCGATGACGGTGAAGTTATATCATACATACAAAACAATCATCCAGATGAGGTGGAGCATATTAATCTTATACTCCAATCGGTTCATGAAAAAGTTGGAAATGTATCCGATGGTGCGCAACTTGAGAATGAACAAAATCATGATGAAAATGGCGAACGGGTTTTGGACGAGTTGGTTCCGGTGTATAGATTGGACCCTGAATCCAGTGATACTCATCCAGATTTAGAAATTGAACCAAGTGATGAGGAAACTGAAGATCACATTGAAGTTGGTATTGAAGAAGATGAAGATCCATTTGCCGTTGAGGGTGACTCTGATGGTAATACCGATGGTAATACTGATGGTGGGGTTGAAGATGATGGAGTTAATGGTGAAGTTGATGACACCGATAATATGGATGTATCAATGGATGATACTGGTGACCAAACCGACGATTCAATGGACATCAACAACGATGATGTTATAGCAGATGTTCAAGATGCTGCTGAAACTGTTCAAGATAAATTTAGTCGCCTTGAGACGAAGATAGATGATCTTTTAACAGCAGTCAACACATTAACAGGTGAGGACAGTGGCGAAGATGTCTCGTCTGAAATGGACAGCGGTGAAATGGATATCAACCCCGAGGAAACGGATGTTGATGTGAATGCCGAAGAAACTGAGAATGTCGAAGATAGTGGTGAAGAAACTCCTGGGGACAATTCAACCGATGAAAATCCGTTTGCAGAATCCACCCTTGGTGAGTCTAAGAACCGTAAGATAGGGGTTAACACAAGTCGTGGTAAGGGTTCTGTTTCATCATATCAGCGCAAGCAATCTGCCGCAAATGCAGTTGCTAAGACCGAAAAAGATGGCGAAGATAGAACCGATATGAATGCTGAAGTAGAGGAAGAGGAAATTCCATTCACCGAACAACCAAAGGGACAAATGAAAAAAGACACTGATAGTGATGCTCCGGGTGCCACTAAAAAACCAACCGGAAAGGTTTCATATCGTGAGGGATTTAATGGGTTTAGAATTGGTGATGAAATTCTAATAGAAGGTTCCACTGATACTTGGAACATAATTGGAATTGAAAATAATGTATTTACTCTATCCCGTGGTAAAACAACAACAACTGTTGATATATTTAAAGAAAGCGTGAGACACGTTGACTCAAGACTTGAATGGCAAACAACTGAAGAGTTAATGCGTGAGTCCAAAAAGCGTTGGGCAAGCGTATCTTCAAACTATGTTACCGATTCCGAAAAGAAAATAACCGGAGTTATTGGTCTTGGCGGTGGAAATCGCATAGGTGGAAATAAATTCGGTTCATCTGAGTTATCAGAAGTAACAAAAATACCAGTTGTAGAATCAAACGGTAGTGATCGCAAGGATATATACAAGTATATCAAGGACAACGCCCTTCATCGCTGCGACCGTCAAGTTGCGGTGCAGAGAGCATGTGAGCGTTTTACAAATCCCGTTGAGGAAATAAACAACATAGTAGATGATGCTGTTCTCTCCGAAGACGCTTCCCAGGTAGAATCTATAGATTCTCAATATGGTTACACCTCCGCACCAATTGGGGAGCATGCTCTCCGTCAGGCATTCCAGCGTGGTTGGAAGTCGGTTAATGAGTCGGAATCTAAGCAACAGAAGACTGCTCCTAAGAAGGTTGTTACTGAGAGTCGTGGAGTCGGATACTATCGGACCGCTGAAGATAAACTTATTGATGGTATTGGTAGAACTGCTGCCGACAGGTTGATGGGAAAGTAATCCATCAACCTGTTATAATGGTTGGTGTATGAATAAAGCAGAAAATAAAATAATAGAAGAAGTCCAACGCAATCCAGAAGCGTATTCATTAATAGAATCTCGCGCTCTGGATTACGCTGTTGTTTACGCTATAGCAAATCGCTTTGTTTTACCATTTAAGAAATGGAAAGCGTACACACTTGGTATTATAGACGATAAGGGAAATGTTATTCGTCCTCTGAAAACCGATGAGGATAGAAAATCTTTCACTCCGTTGGATAATATATGTGTTAGGATTAAAAGACTTATACCACAACACTTATGGTATCTTTTGACATTCACACAGATATTCAAGGGATTCGTAACTTATTCAACATACAAGAATTATTATGAGTCTGCCAGGAATGAAAAAGATTTACTCAAGATAGAAGAGAAGCGTCTTGCTATTATTCGTGCTAAACAGCAACTTGATGAGATAGTCAAGAATAATCCAAAGTTCACAGAAGAGGAATTCTGGAGTCATGTTGCATCAGCAGAGGATATTGATAATGAGTAAAGAAAATCTTTTCGCTAATTTAAATATAGATGAGAAACCAGAAGATACTATTGATGTTGGTAATCCAGACAAGAAGAAGCGTGTGAATGGAAACCGAAAGGGGAAGTCTTACGAGAGGTCACTGGTCCATGACTTAGAAAAACGATTTAATGCTGTTTTTAGAAGGGTTCCGACTTCAGGCGCTATGATGGGTGGGATGAACTTTCATAAGAATAAAGATTTACGGCAGGACGCTAAGGAAATACTTTCAGGTGACATTATCTGTCCAGAATTATTCCCATTCAGCATTGAAGCGAAGAACTATTTCGATACGCCAAAGTTACATAATCTTTTATCGGATGGAGATACCGCGCTTGATAAATGGATAGAGCAGGCAAAACTGGAATCTAAAAATGCTCAAAAAGACTGGTTGATAATATTCAAAGTAACCGAATATCGTGGAAAGCAATTCTGTGTCATAGACAAGAAGCGATTCATAGAAGTGTCAGGTGGTATCGGTGGGGAATCGTTTATAGTGTATAAAGATTCCCTCATATATGACTATGAATACTTTTGGGATAAGGTGTATCCATTTTTTTCTAAGACACAATAAATACCTCTTATAAATACTAATATAAAACAGGAGTTTCAACATGTCAGTACCTACCAATAAAGAATTAATGGAACGTTTTGCTAAAATTCAAGCAGCAGACACCAAGATTATAAAAGAAAGTCCAGAAGACAATGAGGGTTTCCAATCTGGAAAATCCGCAGGGGTTCTTTCAAAAGATGATCACTCAAAACCAGTCACCCGTAAGACAGATTCAGGTGTCAAAGATGCTCCAAAGGAGTATGATGCCAAGGATAAGAAGATGGACACTGATGGTGGAAACAAGCGTGAATCTGGCGCTGATAAAGCACCTAATAAATTTGAAGGATCTGATAAACCCGCTGGTGAAACAGACGATAAGCGCAAGGGTGACAAGAAGTTCCCCGCCGCAGAGGGTGCCGATAAAGAGTTTTCAAAGTTCCGCGACCGTATCCGTGCTAAGATGGGATTGTCACTTGATGACAAACTCAACAAGGGTAATGACGGGAAGTTACACTAATTATGAAATCCATCGTTGAAAAGTTCTTTTCTGGAAGGGGTCTAAATCTTGGCGAGAGTATCGTCAATGAACTTGTAGATATTGATGATCCTTCAAATAAAGCAAAAATTTCCAACGGTGGTATAACAACAGTTGGTCATGTTGATGATAAGGGTATTGGTATTTCCAACTCCGTTGCTAACTTAGAAAAAGAGTTGGTATCCGCTGGATTTGAAATGAAGAAGAATCTCGTCGGTGATAAGACATTTACAAATCACAAGACAGGTGACATGGTAAAGTTGAGTGGTACCAAAGCAGAGATAAAGACATCAACTTCAAAGTATAATGTTGATTTATCGAAGTTCAATACCAAGCAGATAATGAGCGTATTGACTAACAAGTTTCCCGAGAACGCCTCCAAGATAAAGGAAGCGTCTCCTTTGGTGGGACCTAAACTTAGAAAGTATGCATTTGGCGTCACCGAAGTCACTATAGATCCGTCTAAGCGCACTATGACCGTATCACATAACGGCAATATGGGTGCATCGGATGCTGAAATTGTGAGCAATGTTCAGTCTTTGATACAAAAGTTGAAGTCTGGTAGCAATGCTGATGGTTCATATATCGAATCTATATTCCGAAAAATGAATCCGGTGAAAGTAGATGGAAGTCCAGATTACAGTTATACGGAAGTATACAAACTTCCAAAGTCAATATAAATAGATTTACACACAAGGAGTAATAAGATGAATCTCAAGGATATCAAGAAAGAAGTCAAGAAGATTACCGAGTCTGAGTCGGGTGCTATAGGCGACGGTAAGGTTGAAGGTGCCGCTGGTGCCCCCGAGGGCGGCGGTCCGGAAGCATCTAAGGGATTTAAGAGCGGGAAGCCGGTTGGTTTCCAGTCGGTTGATACACACTCAAAACCAGTTCAGAAGGTTTCCCGCGACAACGGCGTAAATGCGGCGGTCAAAGAGTTTAAACCAGAGAACCCTGAAATGAAGGGTGCAAAGGAAACCGTTAAGGCGGTTTCTCGTGAACAGGGTGTTTCTGCTGGTGTTAAAGAAGTTGGCAAGGGTGACAAGAATATTGGATCCAAGGAACCTGCTGGCAAGGACACCAAGGTTGCCCGTGAAGAAGGGGTTTCTGCTGGTGCTAAAGAAGTTGGCGAATATGGCAATATGTCAGCATTCCGTTCCAAGGTTCGCGCAGCGTTTGGATTGTCACTTGATGACAAACTCAACAAAGGAAACAATGGATTGAATAAGAAGTCACTCGGGGAGTCGGCAAAAAAAAATCTGAATGAAATGGGTGGTCTTGAACTCTCACTTGGTGTCGCCGCTGGTGTAGTCGGTGGTGTCGGTGCTCTTGCTCTTGGTATTTGGGCTTGGAATAAAGGAAAAGAAGTCGCCAAAAAAGTAGGAGAAGAGCTTGAGTATGCGGGGGACTCTATAACGTCTAGATTGGATGTTATGGCAAAGAACGCGAAGATTGCCAAGAGAAACGAAAAGATACAGGCGATGATGAAGCGTTTCGATGGAGACGCAACCTTTCAGCAGCTTGTAGCATCGCTTAAGGCAACTCCATATGTAGATCCAAGAGCATCGTCTTCCGGAGAAAAACAGAGAGCGGCTAATGATGCAAACAATGCTCGTAGACCAAACATCAAGGCGCTCAAAAATTATATTGAAAGCAAGTTGACACCAGAAGAAAAGGGATACTTAGAAGCCCTTTACGATGCTGCTAAGTAAGTAGATAAAATTATGACAACGCTTAAAGAAAACTTTTACAAGAACCGTGGACTTGGGGTAAATCCTTTGGATGAAGGTTTTGGCGATGATGGTGGTGTTGCTCAGGATTTTGATCCTACATTTATGTCACCAAAGCAAGTATCTAAAATAGATAAAATAGTTCAAGCTATAAACCAAGCTCACACTAAAAATGTATTAGTTGCTATATATCTTGATGGGGATAGGTGGGGTTCTTGGCGTGACGCCCATGAATTAGCATCTGTATTACCAGAAATGAAGAGAGAAATATCTAAATTAGGTATGTCTTCTAAAAAATCTAAGGTGTTAATTAAAATTGATTCAAAATCTGGTTATTCTTCTCCAGAAGCGTCAATGGAATTTAGTATTTCAATTCCAATGCTTGCGGAAGTGTTATCGAAGATAGACACCAGTATAGTTCCAAAGAAAAGTATTGACATTTTAGCGGACGAATTAAGTGGATATATAGATTGGGGTGCTGGATTTGCAAACTTTGGACAATTCGCTTCTGATTATTCCAAAGACACTTTTTTGAAAGATAAAATTCGGGAAATTGGTGGGGAATTATTAAAATCTTCGGACGAAACAGAATTGTTTTTTAACTTGTTATATAAGATGTGGAATAATAAAAAGGGTATAGGAAAATTACCAAAGAAACAATAATTTATATAAGTAACTCAAAACCCCAGGCTAAAAACCTGGGGTTGACTTTTTTATAGCACCCTTTATAATGCTTCTCATGAAGCACCTTCTTGTTGATTTTTCACTACTGGCACATGCAAACTTATTTACTGTCAAGTCGCAACTTGCAATCGGCGGATATCAGTTACTTAAGCATGTTCTTATTAGAGCAGTCCTCAAGAATGTCAATGAGTTTTCACCTGACAGGGTTTACATATGCTTCGACGGTGGATCTTCCTGGCGCAAAAATATATCAGAAACATATAAAGCTCAACGTAAAGAATCGCGGGAAAAGCAAGATGTCTCTGCTGGTGGGGATGTTAACTGGAGCGAATTTTACCGAATTCTTGACGAACTATACAACGACTTCAAAACAAGTTTTCCATTCCATGCTATAAAAATAAACTCCATTGAAGCTGATGATATTATAGCATATCTCGTTAGAACCTCACCTCAAGACGATGAAAAAATTATCTTGACGAGAGATGGTGACTATATCCAGCTACTCCAGTATCCTAACACCAAGATTTACAATCCAGTTGATAGGAAGTGGATGGAATCCGTTAATCCAATTCATGATTTGCAAGTCAAGATTTGCATGGGTGACAAGTCCGACAACATTCTCGCCATCCGTCCTCGTATGGGTATAGCAACTGCTGAGAAGTTTGTTGAGAGTGGTGAGTTGGATAAGATGCTGGAAATCGCCAGAAAAGATATTGAGCAATTCGGAAAAACAAATGACGAAATGGCAAAAAATTATATTAATAACGAGAAACTTATTGATATGTCAAAAGTGCCTTATACTATTAATAATAAAATAAAAATGGAAGTGGATGTGACGAATCCTGGAAATCCAGCAAATCTTTTAAAGTATTTCGTAACAAATGGACTTCGGGAACTCGTTGAAGATATTTCCAAGGTAAGAAAAACAATATCATCACTTTCTTAAAATAAATCTTTTTCCGTTAAAACGCGGAAACACCACCCGCGTAGTTTACAATACTCCAGCGCCGCTTTCCATTTTTCCTTGTTTACCATATATGTTTCTATTTCACTTTCAAAAAGTTTTTGACTTCTCCCATTTCCAGGTGGAAGTGGTTCTATAGTTTGTTTAAATGGTTTAATTTCTATAAGCTCTATTCGTTCTCCGTGTGGTGTTTTAAACTTAACGAAAAAATCTGGATGATACATCCACACAATGCCCCTTCCTTCTTGTAGGGTTCTAATAGGGTGCTGATAAGGTATTTCTGGTTGCTCAGACATCCAACTGATAACATTCTCGTTGGAATCTAAGTATTTCATGAAATCGTATTCCCAGCTAGATCTTGCTATTGGTAATTCCTTCCCAATATATTTACCGTTCTTTTTTGGTTTATATGTTTTTAATCCAGGATACTTGCTGGGTGCTTTGGGAAGGGATTTTATATAAAACCCTTTACATTTTACCATTTCATGTATTTCCCTGGCCTTATCTTCAGTTTCTTCAATTTTTTTGACCAATTCACCATTATCACTAAATAATCCCCACCACTTTTTCCTATTTGATGCCATATTGTTCTCCTAAATATATTATATTGGGATATAATAATATTTATGGCAAATAAAAAATATGTTATTGCACCTTTTATTAGAAAATCCGAATTTCCTGGTGGAGTGGCGTCTATATCGGATGTCATGACTTCGCCCAACGATATGACCGGAAAAACTAAGGATTCAGTCGGTCGTAATATAAAGAGCAATAATATAGAATTGGGTGATATTATAATATTCAACTACATAGGAAGAGATATACCAGATATTTCAGAAGGAAATACAATACTGTCAGACGAGCGAATGGTTCTAAATCCAATGGTTATATTTGCTGGTTATGATTTGGTTAATAAAAATTTAGTAGGTGTAGATATACGAAGATTTAGATTGGCTAAAATAGATTTTATGTCATCTAAGGTCATTTATGCTTTGAAAAAATATTACTACAATCAATCTTTCGATGAAAGTGGTAATGAGATTCTAAGAAGAAAAAGTAATGGTGAAATACCATATGATTCCAAAATGGCATTCAGATATGAAAATTTTGGAAATGGACTTTATTCCCCATGTGCCGCTGCACTTAAAAAATATTATAGAAGTTATTCCCCAAAAAGAATGCGTAATGCTGTTATTATAAATATAGAACAAGCAGAAATTATGTCAAAAGAAACAGTAAAAGCAGTCCCAGGGATACTACCGGAGTAAAACAATATGGCAATGAGGTCATTTTTTTCATTTAATAGAAGTAAATCACCGGATGTTCCCGCTGACATGTCTCCTATGGAGAAGCAACTTTTAATAAAAACAAGAAACACTATATTTAATAGTTTAAATTCCGATAACGACAAGAATCGTGATAAATCTGTCACCCAGGCACCCATAACCGACTTGCAAGATGTTGGGGCTGTAAACGGGGATTACAATCAAGTTGTAAATGTGTTCTCCAAATATATCTATGCTATAGAAAGAGACAAAAAAACAAGACTTGCTATATATCGTGAAATGGCAAAATATCCAGAAATCGCATTTGCGGTTGATGAGTATGTTGATGAAGCTGTCAATGAGGGTCCAGACGGTAGATGCATGAAGTTGCACATTAGAAATAGGGCCATAGATGAAAACGATAATCAAAGAAAAACTATCATAGCAGAGTTTGATCATTTGATGTTTGAAGTTTTACAAATTGATAAGTATATACATCAGTGGTTTAGAGAATATATGATAGACGCTGAGATATACTTTGAAAAGATTTTTGATATAGATGATGAGACAAGAGGCATAACAAAAGTTAAAAAACTGATGACCAGTAAAATATATCCGATATATAAGGATATAGAATCTGACGAAGTTTTATTTTATGCTTATCAAGGCGACGATTCATCAATCAAAAATCTACCTAAGGAAATGATTTCATACGCCAATAGTGGAAAGTTTGATTGGAGTAAAGACGAGGATATGAAAGTTGTTCTTTCATTCCTGGAAGAATCTAAAACGACTTATAAGAGATTAAAATTATTAGAAGATGCTCTTGTTATTTACCGAATAGTTCGCGCCCCCGAACGCCGTGTCTTTAAAATAGATGTCGGGTCACTTCCAAAGGGAAGGGCGGATCAGTTTATGCAGGAGATGATACGAAAGTATCGTCAGCGTAAGTTCTTCGATCCCGCTACCGGAGATGTTGCCGAGGGTCTGGATATGATGGCTATGACAGAGGACTTCTGGTTCCCTGTATTCCAGGGCGGGCGCTCTTCAGATGTTACAACACTGGCAGGTGGTCAGGGACTTGGTGAGGTTGGTGACATTGATTACTTCTTAAATAAACTTTATCGTGGTTTAAAGATTCCCAAGAGTAGATTTGGGGAAGATAATAAATTCTCAATTGGCGACACTTCGGATATAACCAGAGAAGAAGTAAAGTTTGTCAAAGAAGTTAAGAGGTATACCGACAGGTTTGCTGAAGTTTTTAAAGATATGTTCTTGACACACTTGACTCTCAAAGGTGTTTCGGAAGAGTATGGTATATCTGAACAAGATATAAAAATACAAATGTTTGCCAATAATCTTTTTGAGAAATTCATGGAAGCTAAAGTGCTGGAGTTGAGATTCCAGAATTTCAGTAACTTTAAAGATCTTATCAACACTGAAAAGCCGGTCTTCGCTAGAAAGTGGATAGTTCAGAAATATCTTGAAATTGATGAAGAAGATTGGAAGCGAAATCAAGAACTTCTATCCGCTGAAAAAGATTCGTTAGAAGATGGTGAAGACGGTGACGGTGACGGCGGCGGTGGGGGTGGTGGGGATATGTCTTTAGGTGGCGATATGGGAGGCGGGTTGGGTGACGATACATCGTCCGATTCTGGAGACGATGGTGGTGGTGATGGTGGCGATGGGTCAGATGCCGATAAACCACTTTGAAATCCATAAACTTA